GCCCCCGGCTGGTACTTGCCCAGGCGGAGCGGCATCCCGTAGACCTCGCAGAACGCGACCCAGTCCTTGAGGGTGTAGTTCTTGAACAGGTACATCCAGGCGACCACGCGGAGGACTCCGGCTCGGGACGGGTGCCCGCTGCGGGCTTTGTAGCGGTGGAGGATGAACTTGTTCCTCGGGAGCTCCATCCCCTCGGGGGCCTCGTCCGTCCTGACCTTGAAGGCGTCCTCGCTGTCCCAGAAGAAACGCTTTTGATAGCGGGAGCGGATGTCGTTCACGACGACCCGCCCGCCCTCATAGCCCCACATGATTTCAGAGACGGCGAAGCCTTTCCCGATCGCGTCCAGGAGGTCGAGCATAATGTCCCCGAGCCCCTCGATGCCGTTGATCTGCGCCTCGACGAACTCCGCGATCTCCTTGTCCCTCTCGTCGTCGGAGTCGAAGGGGATGATCTCAAAGTCCAGGCCCGTGACCGCGTTCTTCCGGGTTTGGAGCTGCGAAAAGAGATGCGGGTCTTTCTCCTCCATCTCCTCAAAGAGCTCCGCTTGCCGGAGAATGTCGCCCGCGTCGGCCTCCTTGAATATTTCGGCGAGCTTGACGGGGGTGAGCCCGTTCGAGGGGTAGTCGCTGTATTTGTCCGTTACCTGGGCGACGGCGACTTCCCGCGTGTCCGGGCGGCGCTGCGGGGGCGCTTGCTGCCTGTTCTGCTGCCGCCTGTTGTTCTTCCTTGACATAGCCCGCCCTCCTTAGTAGGCCCCGCGCCGGAAGCGGATGGCGCGGCCCTGTACCGATTTATAATCGACTTTCCGCCCCACCTTCACGGAGAGGGCCAGCGCGACCGCCATCTGCAAGGCGTCGGGCGCGTCATCGTTTTTCCCCATGGGGTACTTGAGGAGCTGGTCGATTAGGGTCTTGTGTTTCTTGGAAAACTTGAGATAACCGTTTTTGACGAACGGCTGCAAGCTCTGGATGCGGGCGTCTTTATTTTGGACGCTGTTGATCTCCTCAATGGGGAGATACTCTCCGCACTCCGCCGCCCGCTGCCGCATGATCTCGGCGAAGTAGTATTGAAATTGAACCGCCTCGACGCCGAACTTATAGAAGGGCTTCTTGTACTCGCGCCGGAGCCTCCGGGAGTCGTCCAGGGCGTCGTCGATGATCTTGTCCGGCTTCCGCTTCGCTATGTCGGCGATCACGACGTAGAGGTAGCCCGAGGAGGTGTCCTTCGCGATGCCGATGATCGCCGAGGTGTCGCTCTTGCGGTTCTTCCCCAGGGAGGGGTCGTTCGCCCCCACGAAGATGAACCGCGCCTCGGAGAAGTCCGGGACGGCCTTCCCGTCGTCGTCATAGTAGTCGAACCACTCCTCGGCGAAGGCGCAGTTCTCGGGGTCGATGGGTTCGTTCTGGATTTCGGAGGAGAAGGACGCCTCGCCCTCGGATATTCTCATAACCATGAGGGCATAGTAGGGGAGCTTCTCCTCCCACAAGACCGCCGTACCTTCCAGCATCTCGTCCTCGTTGGCCTTGAAGAACGCCTCGGCGTCCTGCTGGTGTGCGGGGTTCTCGAGGTCTGTGTAGATGCGCTCCCACGCCTCCCATAGTTCCGTGTGGGTGGCGAAGGAGATGACGCCCTTGTAGCGGGCCGTCACATACTCGGGGTTCTTCGCCACGTTGGCGAGGAGGGCGTCGTAGTGGAGCAGCGTCCCTATATAGACGATGTCCGTGTAGGTGTCGCCCGCCTTGCTCACGGCCTTATAGAACCAGTCCCGGAGCTTCTTCCGTTGCTCCGGCGTGTTGACGTTCTCGTCGTTCTCGAGATCGTCGCATAGGATGAGGTCGGGACGCCATTGTTTATGGCGTCGGCCTCTGATCTTCTTCCCCGCGCCCAGCGCCTCGATCTTGACGCCGTTCGAGAGGAGGATGACCGACGCCTTCCAGACCCGGCCCTTGAGCTCCCCGAAGTCCTCCCGGAGTGCTGCGTTCTCCTCGAGCTCCGTCTTGAGGTCGTTGAGGAAGCCCTCGGCCTGTTCCGAGCTGTCCGAGAGGATGATCTCGTAGTGCTTGTAGCCGTAGACGGAGGAGTGCAGCGAGTCCTTGAAGGTGAAGGTCGTACTCTTTGCGTGTCCTCGAGGGGCCTCGACCGCTCTCCGGCATCCGTTGGCCCGGCTGATTGCCTTCGCGTCCGTGAGGGGGTTCATCCCCTTCATGACGCCGTCGCGGAAGATGCGGTCGAGCTCCTCGTGAAATGGGGGCGAGGGCCTCACGAAGTAATGGGCGAGGTAGGCCCGCCCGAAGTAGCCGAGGTCGATCGCCCCGAGCTGCTTCCGTAGACCTTGCGGGCCTGTGAGCGGGGCTCCGCCCCGGAAGTCCTTGAGGAGCTGCGCCCGAAGCTGGAGGAAGTTGTCCCCGCGCTGGACGTACTCCTCAAATAGTTCGCGCTGATATTCACTATTTGCGACCGCCTCACGGTCTTCCGGCTCCTCGAGCCGTTCGAGGTATTCTTTGAGGTCAATCGCCATCTGTGAGCACCTTCTCCCTCGCCCTCGAGAGGACGTCGTGCAGCTCTCCCACGAGTTCGGGGTGCTGCTTGATCGCCGCCATGAGCTCGGCCTCGAGCTGCTCAAAGGCGAGCTCCGCCTTCTTCTTCATCTCCTGCCGGACGCGCTTCTCATAGGTGGCGTTTCGGGACAGGGAGGCGATGAGCCGCCCGGCCTTGTCGAGCGGCATCTCCGCGAAGTCGTCCTCCGCTGTGCTGACCCGCTGCATCAGGCCGTCCATGAGAACCATCGACGCCGCCTTCGTGTAGTCGAGGTCGGGGTGAGCTTCGACCGCCTGGGCGATCGCTTGGGTGCGCTGTAGGGTCTCGGCGACGCGCTGCGCTGCCTGTGTGCTGCGGATAGCATAGCGCCCGATTGCCGACTTGCTGATCTCGAAGCCCTCCTCCTTGAGCCATGCGGAGAGCTCCTCGTAGGTGTTCGCCGTGTCCGCGAGCCGGAGGTCGAACTCCACCTTGATCTCGTCCGGGAGCTTGTCGACCGTCGAGCTCACCCGCGTCCTCCGGCGCTCGCCTTTAGACATCGACGCCCGGGTCGTCCGTCGTGCCTTCGACGAGATCGACCCCCGCCTTCGTGAGCTGAATGACGGCGTCGCGGCGGTAGGCGTTGTAGGCGTTCGCCCGGGTGTCCGTAAACTCAATGTAGCCGCCGTCCTCCAAATAGGAAAGCTGCTTCGAGATGTCGGGGACGGTGATGAGGTTGTCCGCGAGGAGCGCGTTCGTGATATGCCGGACGAGGAGCGAGTTCTTCGCCCCCTTAGCCAGGGCCCGGACGATGTAGCCCCGGATGGCCTTGTTCTGCTTGATCTCCTGCTCGGTGAGCTCGTCGTAGATTGCCATAGTTTTCTATTCCTCCTTCCGCTCGCTCCTGTAGAGGAGGCGATCGAGTTTGTTGTCGATGTTGTTGCTCACCCGGATGAAGTCCTCCCGGGTGACGTAAATGAGCGGGAGGTCTGCCTTGAGATCGTTGAGGTCTTGGGCGACCTTGGCGATCTCGGCGGCGTTCTCCTTGTCGCTCGTCTCGAGCTTGGAGATCGCCGCCTTGATCTCGCCGATCGCGTTCTTGACCCCCCACGAGGCGATGCCGATGATCGCCGTGATGACCGTCTGGAAGACGAACATCGCAATAGTAGCGCCATCCATGGTGGGCCCCTCCTTTACTGCCCGGGGGCGGGCGCGGGTGTCTGCGCCTCCTGGATGCCTTCCAGCAGCTCCCCGGAGAGGGTGAGGTAGGGGTCGCCCCGCTTGACCTTGAGGACGGCGTCCTCGATGCACTTCGTCAAGTAGGCGTCGAAGCTGCCGAGGTTCTTCGTGATGACCTCCTGGGCCTCCGGCGCGATCGCCTTCTTGACCTCCCGGAAGACATCCCGCCCGAGCTTGAGCAGCTCCTCCCGGTCGACCTTGCCCTCCTTCACCTTGTCCCGGATAGCCTGGGCCGTGGTCTGCTCCATGGCATTGACCGAGACTGTAGCGAGGTTGACGACGTCGTCGAGAGCGTTCTCGAGGAGCTCCCGGGCCGTCTTGTCCTCGATCTGCCGCGTCTGGGCCTTGATCTGGGCCCCGGCGAGGCGGATGTAGTAGACCGCATAGGCCCCGGCGAGGGCGATCACGGCGAGGACGATGTTCGCGAGCGCGGTGCTCGCTGCGCTGGTGATGATCTCCATGTCCATTTTTCTACTGCCTCCTTTTGGCAAAAACTAAGAGTAGAAGCGGAGCTTCTACTCTTAGTGTAGCGGGTGTCTTGTGAAGTTTACATATGAAGCACTTCTAAGAGAGGTTGTTTCCATCTGTGCCCGTCATGCCTTCCAGCAGCTCAAAAAGCTCGATCTGTCCCTCCGTCTGTCCGGGGCCGCATAGCTGCCGAACCCATCGCTCTGTGACGCCGTACTTCCGGGCGAGCTCCGGGTGATTGTAGCCGTTGAACTCGGCTTTGATGTGGGCGTCACGGACGGGGCGGGTGAGGCTCTCGGGCTTCGGGATGTAGATGGTCGCGCCGCCGACTACTTCGGCGAGGCGGTAGAAGTTCTCCGGCCCGATCGCCTCGGCGATCTGCTTGTAGGGGCCCTCCGGGAGCATCTCGATCGTGAGCTCCTTGACAAGTCCGTCCATGCTGCGCCCTCCTTCCTCTTTAT